ATACTTCAGATGCATCATTTAGCGAAGTGTCCAAAGCAAGAAGGCAGGGTTTAACAGAATCCAGTTTTAAGGGCTCCCGATATAATAGGGCAGCTTTTGCACAAACAAAAGATAGGTTTTCTAGCATTAGGAGGGGTTTGTTGCCTTATGAGTATGCGACTGACGGTGTGACTTGCAGAGATGCAATTGAATTGTGTCAGAAGGCTTATTCTAATGTGGCGGTTTTCCGTAACGCTATAGATATAATGTCAGAGTTTACAAATACTGATATTTACTTAGAGGGAGGAACTCGCAAAAGCAGAGAATTTTTTTATGAATGGTTTAAAAGGGTAAATATAATTAATTTAAAAGATCAGTATTTTAGAGAATATTACAGAAGTGGAAATATATTTTTATATAGAATAGATGGAAAGTTCAAAGCTGAAGATTACGCAAAATTAATTAATCAGGTAGGATCTATAGGAAAAGGAGGTAACAGTATACCTTTGCGTTATGTATTACTTAATCCTTACGATGTAGTCGCAAAAAGAGCTACTACTTTTACTTACAGCGGAGCTTATCAAAAAGTTTTATCTGATTATGAGATAGCTAGATTGGCTAGCCCTCAAACAGACGAGGATTTAGCTATATTTCAAAGTTTAGACTTAGAAACACAAAAAGCGATTAGAGACGGCTCCTATTCACGAAAAGGTTTGTCGTTAGACCTAGACCCGAATAAATTAAGTTATTCTTTTTATAAAAAGCAAGACTATGAGCCATTTGCCATTCCTTTTGGGTTCCCTGTTTTAGAAGACATCAATGCAAAGCTGGAACTTAAGAAAATGGATCAGGCAATTACTAGAACGGTTGAAAACGTTATATTGCTTATCACTATGGGTGCAGATCCAGATAAAGGAGGTGTTAACCCAAACAACATGGCGGCGATGCAAAATCTCTTTAGAAATGAGAGTGTTGGTCGTGTGTTGGTTTCAGACTATACTACAAAAGCAGAGTTTATCATTCCTGAATTAAACTTAGTTTTGGGTCCAGAGAAATATCAAATTCTGAACGAAGACATTAAGCAGGGTTTACAAAACATTGTGGTCGGGGAAGAAAAATTCAACTCTACACAAGTTAAAGCTCAAATCTTTATTGATAGATTACAAGAGTCTAGATACGGATTTTTAAATGATTTTTTAAACAAAGAAATTAAAAGAATTGCTAAGAACCTTGGCTTTAGGTCATGGCCAGAGGCTAGGATGAAGGATATTGATATGAGGGATGAAGTTCAGCTTATGAGGGCTTCTACTCGACTTATGGAGCTTGGTATCATTACACCAAAACAAGGAATGGAAATGTTCCATAATGGAAAGTTCCCCGAGCCAGATCAACTTAACGATGCTCAACAAGACTTCTTAGAGGAGAGGGAGCAGGGATATTACAACCCAATAGTGGGTGGGGTGCCAGTATTTTCTCCTAATGGTGGGCCAAAGAAACAAGCGGGAAGACCAGAGGGAACTACTGATATCCCTCTTGCAAATGCAAAATACTCTAGAGCTAGCATACAAAAAACTATCTATGAAATAGATAATTTAATTCATGAAGCAAAGGGTAAAATAAGCAAAAAACTTAAGGTTGATAGCTTAAATTCTGATCAAGAGGATATGGTTAATACTCTCTGTGAATCTATTGTTTGCTCACAAGCTAAAGAATATTGGGACGAAACGCTAGAATCGTGTGTAAAGGATTTTAACGAAATAGAAAATTTGAATACTTTAAAAGAAGTTTTAGATATTTCTGCCGAACACACTTTAGACACATATCCATCAGCCATTTTATATCATAGCCATGAACAAGAATAACTGCGACATCGAAGTATCCATTTCTGCTGAAGAAATTCAAGCGAAGTTAGATAAGAAGCAATACGACAAAATTGATAAAAAAGAACTCAAGCAAGACACCAAAAAGGAAAAAGTCGAGCATGAGAAGGACGCTATCAAAGACGATAAGAGCAAGATCAAAAAGCTAGACAAGGGTGCTCCTTCAGAGAAAAAAGACGCAGAGAAAAAGGCTTTAAAGAAAGATATGAAGTTCGATAAGGACTCAGAAGAAAAAATGAAAGCTAAAGCTTCTCCAAAGCAAAAATCTGCTTTAGACAAAAATAAAGACGGCAAGATCACCAAGGAGGACTTTGAGTTACTCCGTAAAAAAGGTAAAAAAGAAGCTGACGGTGGATACGGTGGGGGAGATATGAAAAAGAAGGTTACTCCCAAAAAGAGTTATGCCCAGATGCTCACAGATATTGCTGCCGAAAGATTCGGTAAAAAAAAAGAAGTGAATTAAAAGATAGTGACTTTCTTGATCCCAAAAGAAGGTCATTTCCTGTTTTATCAGCTAGGGATGTGAAAAATGCTGTAAGCAGTTGGGGAAGATATGAGGGCTCTATGAGCTTTGAGGAATTTAAAAGCAAACTTATCAAAAGGGCTAAAAAAATAGGGGCAGAAAGTGCTCTTCCTAAAAGTTGGATGGAGAAAAAGTAATGGATTACAAATACACCACAACTTTTGAGGCTCCCTTACTTCCTTGTGAAATCAATGAAGCTTCTTTAATTTCTAAGGCTTCCTTGGAAAATTTAGAACCTTTAGTTCCAAAAGACATCAATTACGAGAGCAACAAAGATCTTTTGGGTGTTGCCTTTAATGCGGCTGTAGTAAATAAATTTAATAAAAATGGTGATGGGATGGATACTTCTACTGCGGTGAGGTATACTAAAAACTTTATCCATAAGCCTACAAACATAGAACACGACAAACAAAAAGTTGTGGGTCATATTGTTTCTGCGGGATATAGTGATTTTGCTTCAAGTCGTTTACTTGGAGAAGAGGAAGTAAAAACAATTCAAGAACCTTTTAATATTGCTCTTGGAGCAGTTTTATACAAAACGGTTAATCCTAATTTTACAAATTTAGTAGAAAAATCTTTAGACCCCGAAGATAACGCTTATCAGAAAGTATCAGCTAGCTGGGAAGTAGGATTTAATGATTTTGTTTTAGCGGTGGGAAGTGACATTTTAAGTGATGCAAAAATTGTCAGTGACCCCGAGGAAATCATGGAATTACAAGGTAATTTAAGGAGTTATGGGGGGTCTGGTAAAACTGATGATGGCGAAGATATTTATCGTTTAATTATGGGTGATATATACCCATTGGGAATTGCATATACAATGAATCCTGCTGCCGATGTGAAAGGGTTGTATGGGGAAAGCCCCAAAACCAACAAAGTTTTTATAAATGATAAACGTGATAAAATTTCACAAAATAATAATTTAAATGTAAACAACCAAAAGAACATCATTGATATGGAACTTGAAAAGACTCTTAACGAACTAAAGGATCTTCTTAATGAGAAGAAATTCTCTAAAGAAGCTGTCGCTTCAATGACTGATACTTTTGCAGACGCTATTCGCCAACGCGACGAGCAATATCGCAAAGATATCGAGGAGCAGCGATTGGCGAAAGAAGGTAAAATCAAAGAAATGGAAGACCTCAAGTCTTCTGTGGCTGAACTTGAAGAAAAGCTTGGCTCTGCCAACGAGCGGATTTCTCACTTCGAAAATGAGAAAAAAGCCGATGAAGCTGTAGCAGCGTTCAATCAGCGCATGGAAGATATTGACGAAAAATTTGAACTTGATGATCAAGATCGCGAATTTCTCGCTTCCGAACTTAAGAGTCTAGAAGATCAAGAGGCTTACGAGGCATTCGCTTCCAAACTTGAAGTTTTGTGGAAACACAAAAACAAAGAAGTTCAAGCTGAATTTGATGCCCAGATTCAAGCCCGTATTGATGAAGAAGTCGCAAAAAGAGTCTCTAACGCTTCTGAGGAAGAAGTCGAAGTAGAGCAAGCTCTTGACGATGCTGAAGCTGTTGATGCTCCAGTTGCTAATTCCAATGAAGCTGTTGCTTCTGAGGAGCCAAGCCTTCGCGACAAGTTTAAAGCAGCGTTTTCACGCGACAACATTGAAATTTCTTAATTTAACACTATAAAATTATGGCATTACGAATTCTACCATTCAGACAATACTCTGATCACGATGTAGTTAACCTCTATTCTCATCTTGAGGCTGATGTTAACGATAACACCATTAGCTCTGGTCGCGGTGACGCTGGCTTGTTTGTTAAGGTGCATGCAGGTAACTTCGATCTTGATCCCATCACGTATGAGAACAGGGCATATCTCGGTAAGAGAGATTATCCCTTTCTTGGAACTGCTGAGATGTATCCCGAAGTTAATCTTAAAATCACAGGAGCCGAAGCGGGAGATCTCCCACTCGGATTAACCCTTTTCCAAACCGCTAAAAACGATGAAAACGGGCAAAAACTTCTTTACAACCCAGAAAAGCAACTTGAAGCACAAGCAATGCTTCCAGGACAAGCTGTTCCTGTAGCTACTAAAGGAATCTTTACCTTGGCTGCTGCTGCATTCGACGGACCTATTACCGACTATGCTCCAGGAAACAGGATTAAGATCTCTGATACTACTCCAGGAAAAGTTACTGGTTTTGCAGTGTCTGCGTTAAGTGCTGGTTCTGGAGCCTTGTTTGAGGAGCAGAAAAGCTTTGGTCATGTTCTCGGAACTGGTCATCGCGGAAGTGTCGGAATTACCACGGATCAATTCTCTGGTAATTATATCGTTGTATCTATTGATTGTAACTAATTTCAGAAAGGATTTTTTATCATGAATATTACTTTAAAAAGAACCCCAGAACAAGTTGAACTTGTTAAGGCTATGGCTTCTCGCAACCGCAATGTTGCATACGAAGCGCAGGTTGCACTGGCTGAGTTTATCGGACCTGTATTGGCCGAAGTTCTCAACAATGCTCCTACGGTCAGCACCTTGTTCAAATCACTTCAGTTTGATGCTGATGATAACCCAAGCATCCCACTTGATCTCTACTACGACATCTCTGACGAAGATTACGTCAGGATTTGGAGTCAGACTCACGCAGGTGGTCTTCCCAGTAACCAAGTGTTGCCAACCGCTTCTGAATTGAAAGTGGCTACTTACAACCTTAATGCTGCGGTTGATTTTGATCGTCGTTATGCTGCTAAAAGCCGCATGGACGTTGTTGGTAAAACTTTTACTCGCGTTGCACAAGAACTTCTTCTTAAGCAGGAGCGCACTTCCGCTACTTTGCTTATGACTTCTCTTGCAAATGCTACGATTAAAACCTCGCCTAACTTCAATGGTTCGCAGGTTTTCCGCTCTACTCTTGCAGGATCACTCCTCATGGATGACTTTAATAACCTTGCAACTCTTGCAAAGCGTATTAATAGTTCATGGATTGGTGGAACTCCTACTACTCGCGTTCGTGGAATTACAGATATTATCTGTTCTCCTGAGATTGTAGCTAGCATTCGTTCAATGGCTTATAACCCTGTAAACACCCGTGGTGGTGATGGAGCAGGTGTTGCTGGAAATGCTGCTACTGCTAATCCTATTGCTGCTCCTGATTCTGTCCGCGAGGATCTTTTCAGGAATGCAGGAGTCAATAGCTTCATGGGTCTTAACATCCTTGAGTTCAATGAGATGGGTAAGAACGAGAAGTTTAACACTCTCTTTGCAACTGCTGGTGGCGCTACGACTTATGACACCTTTGGTGATTCTACGGGTGCTGGTGCTGCTGTTTTTGCTGGCGATACCAGTGAAATCGTTGTCGGTGTTGATCGTAGCCGCGATTCTCTCATGAGGGTTGTTGCTACTGATTCCGAAAGCGGAAGCGAAATGACTCTTCTTGCTGACGACCAGTATAGCGTTCGTCAGAATAAGATTGGCTACTACGGTGCAATCGAAGAAGGTCGTGTTGTCCTTGACAACCGTGTCCTTTGCGGAGTTATCGTATAATACGCGACCCCTACATTTAAAAGAAGCCACTCCCTGCGGGGGGTGGCTTTTTTTTTGTAATTTATTATTTAAGTGTATATAATATTGTATGGCTAAAAAGAAAACAGCTAAAAAGAAAGAACAGCCGTTTACGGAAGTTACAACAGGACAAGAACAACCTGCTCAAAAAGGCTTACTAGAAGAGCTTGAGGAGTTAAAGAAAAATGGTGAAACTAGCACTGCTAGATATAAAGATCTCTTAAAAGAGGCAGAGGTTATCTTTGGGACTGGAGAAATGAATTCTTTTGAGACTAATGATCCAGATGCCCTTAAGGA